TAAGGATGCCATTTTTTTCTTTACTAGTATTTTGTTCATGTGCCTCAACACAACCAGGGAGATTGATTATAGGCACACCAACTTCTTGTGTGACAGGAGGGACAGCAAATATTGTTGACGGATTTGTTGTCCATCCTGGGGGTTGATAAACCCGAATATCAGGTATATTCACATCATCAATAGCAATATCTTCAATCATTAGCAATCATTAAATACTGTTCCAACTTGAGAACCTAATTCGGAACCTGCTTTCTGTCCTAAGAGCAATGCCCAACCGCCTGCTAACCATCCAACGTAAGGGATGCTAGAGACCGCAGGAACGGCAACACCAGCAGCGATAGCACTACCCGCCATTGCACCTTGTGACCGTGCTCCAGCGTCCGCCACGATGCACTCTACGTCTTTCGCAGACTTTCCCTCTTCACCTATTGCACCTCCCCCTAGGTTACGGGTGCCTTCACGGGTGTATTGGTCTCTACGATATTCACGTCGCTGCTCAGTTGTTCCGCCAAAGAATCCTTTCTTATCTTTATCAAGATTCAAAGACCTTTCAGATTCTAATACTTTTGGATCGTCGGAACGATATTCAATCGTATACCCATCTTTACCTGCTTTGATTTTATAAGACGAGTAAGGACCATGAGGAATATTGATTACAGGGGGTTCCTGTATATTTGTTGTAGGTCTAAGTACATACCCTAACAAACCAATATGTGCTAGGGCAAATACCGAACCTGCTGCAATAACGATAGTTTTCATAGGAAACTCCTTCTTCTTTACAGGTTCTGGATAATAATCCCCAGGTTGCTCTGAGGATTCATCCTTATGCCAAGGTGCTTTCATGATTAGAAAGGCGATATTTTAGTAGTTGTAGTTGCAGTTGGAGCACCAGGAACGGCTCCACCTGTTTCACCTGGGAAAGCAGGCATAGCAGAATCTAAAATATCGGGCACTGCATCGGCAATAGCACTGATAGAACCTTTAACTAAAGTGTCAGTAAGGTCTTTAATAAGTGCATCTTTCTGTAGATACACATAAGTCCCACCACCCACGATGCCTACGACACCAGCGAATGACAGGACTGCTAATACATTAATTAATTTTTGCATCTTTCTTTTCCTCCTTAGCGGTGGGTTCCTCTTTCTTTTTAGCAGCTTGAACCCCGAACGTAGCTAAGGTCCCTGTAAAAACGCTGGCAATAAAAGTTGGATCAATTTGCTTCTGTTGAAGTCCAGGAATAGTTACATAATTTAGTGTAAGAATTGCTGCGGACCACGATAGAATAACAACACGCACCAAAGCGGACAGACCTTCGTCTGCCCAATCAAACTTATCCTTTTTTACTTCAACCTTTTTAGGGGTCTCAGTCATTTGATAAATTGTATGGCAAAGCTATTTAGCTTTCAGAAGGTTGACGTTTCTTTCCAATATTATACTTAGACTCAAGAGTCCATTCAGACTTTTCTTTGTAAGCAATTACTTTAATTTGACTCAATGGTGCTGCATCTGACACAGAGTCTTCTTTAACAATCTCTACCAGTCCCCAATCAGATAGCAGTTTGATAATACGATTACGTCTTTGAACATCGTTTTCAGATAAGTTTGCTACCTTACCATCCAGAGCAAACAACTCCTTGAAGTGTACGATGTAATACTGCCCCTTCTTATGAAGGATATGACAAGATTGATACAACTTCTTTTCTTTTCTAGAAGCAACTCCAATACGAGTCAAAGTTTCACGAACCTTAAGGAAGTCATCTGGTTCCTTCAAATTCACCTCAATCATATCTGCCTTTGTCCACTGAACTTCCTTTAGTTCATTCATCTTTTCTTACCCCCTTTATTCAATTTAGTTCTAATAACATCAATTTGGTTTTCGGTAAGAATCCTGAGTGCTTGCATTGCTTTCTCGGTTGAATAACCATAGAACTCTTTTACAAGTTCAATATCCTTCACCTTTTCTTTTTTACCCCACGGAGAAAATCTCTTACGGGACCTGACGGTATTTATAAAGAAATCATACTGTAATTTCTTATCCAGATTTGGATATTGATTCATCTCGTTTGCAAACATCACAGTATCGAGGTGCTGTGACATACACTTATTGATAACAAAAGGAGGATAGTTCTTTTCCCAAGCGGGATCATCATCCTCCAGTAAATTCTTTTTGGTTAGGTTGATGCTGTTCAGATAATCCTTAAGAGGATACCTTTCATCATACGACATAGTTCAGGAGCAGGAGTTCTTTACGAGATTGTTGTTCTTGCATGTATTCACCGACGCTTCGCATGGTGTAAGTATGGTCATACTCATAAGGCGTCCAGTCAATAAACCTAGACTTAATGAGATTAGAAGAGTTATAAGAGACCATCTGGTCACAAACATATCGGTCGCAAGTATAATAAAATTCGTCGTGGTCAAACCCTTTATGCATATTTCCTTTCTTACCATACAGGTTTGACTTGATTTCGTATGGTGGGTCTAGGTAAACAAATGCACCTTTATCATCAGTCATCAATTCTTCATACGACAGGTTAGTGATTTTCCAATCCTTGATGATTTGTCTGTAGTAGGGGAGTTTGTCAATTCCTCGCATACTAAAGTTTGAGTCTGACGCCTGCTTGCTGAAGGAACTGGATTCAGTGAGACCAGAAAAAGAGCACTTGTTAACAATATAGAAACTGACAGCACGAGCCGTAGCATCACAGCGTCTGGGGTCATTCCCGAGATACTCTTTAGACTCCAGAAAGAGGACTTTTGCGGAAGCGGGGTCAGGGTGCCTTTGTTTAAGTTGGACGAGTTGGGACCTAATTTCATCACCATTCTCCTGTAGTTCACGCCAAAAATTGTACAGAGGTTCGTACAAATCATTTACCCAAATATCTAGGTGGGGATACATCTGAGAAATGTACAATGCTACAGAACCACCACCTAAGAATGGTTCACGAAACTCTTTATAGTCAGAAAAAAGTGGAAAGAACTCTGCCATCTTTTTGACAGCACGAGACTTACCACCAGGATAACGAAGGGGAGTTTTCAGTGCGGTCATAGAATAAGATTCTTGGTTGGACTAATGATGGTGCTAAACATTTGTTGATACTGTTCCACAATTTGGGGTGCAGCATCAGTAATAAAGATAACTACACTTTTGGGAATAGTAATTTCATTCACATCGGGGTCTTGCAAAGGTGCCCAAGGTGAAAACCCAAGTTGCTGTTCATTCATCATCTGCGAAATAATAGCGTTTCGCAAGGTAAGAGTATCTGCAGATTCTTCAACAACATCTGCGATAACGTTTTCGCCACTAAGGCAACGGATGTACTGTACGGTCATTGTTTACACTCCACATAATTTGAAAAAGATTCGGACATCTGTCGATATCCATTACCAACATAAATTTGTCCAAAGACAACTGCAATAGTTGCAGCACCCCAAAAGATATAATACCATCTAGTCTTCACTTGATGCAACTGTTTTTTCTTCATTTGAATTCACACTCCAACATTAGTTGAGTAAGACAAGCAAGCAGATTGATTTCCTGGTCCACAACAAATGCAGACTTGTATTGATACTCAGCAATAATCAAAACTGCAGCAGCAATACTAGGACCATCCATCACAGAAGACAGATTGTCATAGAGTTTACGCATGATAGATGTAGGGTCAGAATCAAGGTTCTGTGTTACCCACTTCTTCACGTCGTTGAATTTCTTATCCCTCAGTGCTGCTACAAGACTGTCTACATTAGCATCACCTAGCGCCGCCAGAATGCCAGTGTCAATAGACCCTGTGCTTGCGTATCGCTGCAACTCATTGAGGGTTCTTCGGAAGTCGGGGAAGTATTTTTGTACGACTTCTGCCACAACTCTAGGAGCGAAGGTGACCTCCTCGCGTTGGAGGATGTCTCGGCAACGATTGAAGAAAGCGCCTGCCAACTCTTGCTTAGTTTGTCCACGAACATTGAATTCAACTACCGTTGTACGACTATGTAGGGGTTCAATAATTTTGTTTTTGAAATTACAAGTGAATATGAACCGACAGTTTTTTTGGAACTCTTCGATACTGGCACGAAGGAGTAGTTGAACATCTGGCGTCGTGTTGTCTGCCTCATCAATGATAAGAACTTTGTGACGACTAGAACTAGTAAGAGACACAGTAGAAGCAAAGTTCTTTGCCTGATTGCGTACAGTATCCAGGAATCGTCCTTCGTCTGAACCATTGATAACATAATAGTCTGCTCCCAGTTCGTTACAGAGTGCTTTAGCAATCGTAGTCTTACCAACACCAGCAGTTCCAGACAGAAGAAGATTGGGAATCTCCCCCTGGTCAATGAAACTCTGAAAGGTAGACTTCACAGATTCTGGGAGGATGCATTCGTCCACAGTCTGAGGACGATACTTTTCAACCCAAAGGAAATCATTCATAATAAAAATTTGTATCAGTTGTTAGGTTCCAGAGCAATAAAGTATTTGATACCGTCACCTTGGAAGAGTGCGACGTTGTGCTTACTAACAGTCACATTATAATCACCAGCAAGAAGTTTCAGGTTTTCAACTTTAAAGCAGAAACAAAACTCATCATCAGTAGTTCCAACCTCAACAGAATAACTGTTGGAAGTATCGTTCTTCTTGTCAGTTACACACAAGTGCATAGAACCCGAATCACCAAACAGACACAGGTCAGGCAGTTGATAAACACTAGCAGCACGTTGAAGTTGCTGCAGAACACCTGCTTCCAGACGGAACTTCACATCTTCTGAAGGGATGCTGATTTCTTTCTCAGGAGGTTGTACGATAATATCAGGGTCAGCATAGAAATATCGAGTCTTAGACTTACCACGCTGGTCACTTACAGTGACGTAATTGGACTCGGTAGTATCGATCTTCGGCGCATCAAAGAGAGACAGACCGCCCAAGAATACACCCAAGTCGTAAATAGAAATCTGCGTATCAAACGATTCTTCAACGTCAGCGATAGCAAGAATGTTCTTGTTGATACTGAGAGTAGAAACCTTATTGCCTGGTTTGATAACGATAGATTTATTGATTGAACAAAAGTTCTTAAGGACTTCAATTGTAGATTTGGAAATTACGGTCATTGAGGATACTCTTCACGGTTTGCAGATTTGTCGCTGAAATGTAGCAGCAACAATCCATAATGTAGAATTTTAATAATGTCACGACGGGCAGTGCCTTTCTTATCGTAACGGGAAGCATACTTAAGAATGTTACTTCGACAGAATGCTTCAGCATCGCCACATGCATCAATCAGGTCTAGTGTCTGAATCTTATCAGTTGCATAGTGCTGACTGTATGTGCCAATGATATAGTCTCGGAGTTCTTTCAGTAACTCCTCTTCATTGTACTTCATAACGAGATTAAGGGTTTCATACAGAGTATACGATGTCTCCGTTATTTTGTCAACTGAAGAGTCTTCCGATTCTTCTACGAAGTTTTTTGTACGGACACTCGCTTTGTCGGTCTTGGAGATTTGAGTCAATGACCTTTCCCAATCGATTATACTCTGTTTCACTGATGTACTGAATGGCATGATTAAAGTTTGTTCTCTTGAATGGGATAACCAACATCAATGGTTCTTCACGTTTAACAATTTGATTATCAACATCAATTTCGTCCATTGACATCCCACTAGTAATGTTGTAATTCCACTCAAAAAACCACTGAAGATGTATAGGACTCAAATCAGTGTGAACAACTCCTGTTGCTGTTGTAAAAGATTTATTATTATGCCATACAGGATGTGTAATTAAACAAGAAATACCAGGTGAGGTTTTTACAATCCAAGGAGTTTTGAATTTACCAAAGTGTCCATAAAGAGGTTTGTTGGGAAGAGTTATATACTGACTATCATCATGAACGCCATACGTTTCAGTAAAATAATCACCCATCCAATTAACAAACAAGTCCCCATTATCCTGTTCTCGGAAAATGAAGTCTCCCCAAGAAGGAATAATGTATCCAAGTTTTAGAAAATCTTGAATACCAACACACTTCTTGACACTATTGGCATCCCATTGTTCCAAATCATAAGGATTGTCGGTTGTCACATAAGGACACTTTTTAATATCTAACCTTAGATTAGAAAACCACTCTGGAAAATTTTCAGAGGAAGGGACTGGTTCTGGGACCAGTCCTTTGAACTCTTGACTACAAGTAAAAACGATATCATTCTTCATCGGAATCTTCTCCAGCGTCAACCTTTGTGTAAAGGTCAAGGAAGGATTGCTTAGTATCATCATCGAAACGATTTACACACTTGGTGATGGCATCGAGACGGTCACCAAAGATTTGGTATGCTTGAACAATGTGAACGAGACGACGAGTGGTAATGACTTCATCAACCCCACCGTCAAAGAAAGTCTTACGGATTACACCTGCCCACTTTACCAGGTTCTCAGCGAAGTCGGCATCAGCGCCAGAGTTCATAAGAATCTTTGTCTCGGTAGCAGCAGCAGGATAACTCTGTTCAAAAGTAACAGGGAAACGCTCAAGGAATGCTTCATTGAGAATATTGGTGCCAACAAAGCGACCATCGTCAGAACCTTTACCTTTGGTGTTTGCCGTCGCAATCACAGTAAATCCATTGGTGGGACGCACATAGCGACCAATCTTTTTCAAGAATACACCCTTACCCTCAAGGACAGACTGCAGGCAGAGAATCTTGTTAGATGCAAGGTCAATCTCGTCTAGAAGAAGTACAGCTCCCCTCTCCAAAGCTTCGACGACTGGACCATTATGCCAAACAGTATCACCATTGACAAGACGGAAACCGCCAATAAGATCATCTTCGTCCGTTTCGATGGTGATGTTGACACGAATCAACTCCCGCTTCGCTGCAGCACAAGCTTGCTCAACGGACATGGTTTTACCATTACCAGAAAGACCCGTGATAAAGATCGGATAGAACTGACGAGACTGTACAACCTTGCGTACAGACTGAAAATTACCAAACTGGACGTAGGAATCATCTTTCTCAGGAATGTAGTTTACAGAAGAAACAGCAGAGGGTGCCTCATATGCTTGCTCAATCTCTTGAGCAGTCAGGTTCCACTTACCCCTACCAGATTTATAAGAGTCAAGGCGTTTGCAAGCAGTAGGATATGATACACCCAGAGAATTTGCTACCGAACGAACATTATCGGTGCAAACTTCTGTGCCAAAATCAGAGATGAGAGTTTCAACGATTTGGGCGGTAGTGATTTCGGACTTGCGGGGCATTGTTCTCCTTTGATTACCTTATAATTATAGCAGAAGACCCCCCCGAATGGGAGGGTCTAGTGGACAGATGTTCAATCGAACACTGCTGTCACACCCATAACTTGTGCCCCTGGGTTTCGCGCTAGGGCGACCTTTCGGGCATCATCATAGTCTCTAGCGATTACATATTCATCAAAGACTGTGCCTGCTTTGAAGAGTTGAACTTTGCATTTCATGCAGTAACTGTCCAACCAGAAGGACTTTGAATAGTCTTTGCACCATTACGAAGCATGAGAACAATACCATCAACTTCACTATCACCTTTGATAGTTTGGTCAACCGAATCCTTTACGAAAAGAGAATCAAGAACACTAAAATCATCATTGACTTTAGTTTCAACTGGAGTTTTTACAGTTGTAGTACCACCAAGTTACGGCACATTTCATTGAATCTACGGAAAGTAGGATTCACATGAACGTGCTTAGTGCCATCAGCATCAAAACTGTAGGTCTTATATTCAGTCCTAAGATAGCGACTGAATCCTCGGTCAAAATTAGTTTGATGATACTCCCACTCAGCAATATCATCTGCAGATGCGTTGGGACCAGGATAAGGAAGGACTTCGCTATCGAAGACTTTGCGAATTCCACAAAGTTTTTGAGTCCGACTCTTGTCTTTTACCCAGTTCTTCAGTTGTTCTGTGCCACCGTTAACCTCTGCAAGTTTTTCAAAGAGACTAAAGATTTTATCTTTGTCCTTTTTGATGACAACCCATTGTGCGTTTTCGTATTTAAACTTTGTTTTTTCGATCATATCTCTATAGTTTTTGGATTTTTGTATTTGGGTGGGACATCAGTCCGTTTAGATTATATATGAGAGGACAATTGTTGTCAAGCAATTTGTTCTACAAAAGCGTTTAGAATAGTCTTATTTGTCATTTTAGAACCCATGTGCTTTTTGAATGCCCGTTGCAATTCTGACTTAGTTGCAACCTCCCCCCTTTGCTTTACTTCGAGACTTTGAGTGCCTTGACCAGTTCCTTTGTCTGGCATAAAGAATGCTTCAGTGAATCCAATAGAATTTTTCAATG